GTTGGTTCCACTCTTCGTATTCAGCTTTCTTCCTTAAAATCTCAGTTTACAGTCCTTGCTCTTCGTCAAGCAGAAGCGCTTCAACGTTGGAAGGAAATCAGTCAGTCCGGTGATTCTGATTATCGTGAACAAATTCGTAAACATTTTGGTGTGAACTTACCTCAAGCTCTTTCTAATATGTGTTCCTATATCGGTGGCATTTCCCGTAACCTTGATATTAGTGAGGTTGTAAATAATAACCTTGCTTCTGAAAATAATGTTGCTGTTATTGCTGGTAAAGGTGTCGGTTCTGGTAATGGTTCATTTACTTACACAACTAACGAGCATTGTGTCGTTATGTGTATTTATCATGCCGTTCCTTTGCTTGATTATACGATTACCGGACAAGACGGTCAGTTGCTTGTAACTGATGCTGAGTCCCTCCCGATCCCGGAGTTTGATAATATTGGTATGGAAGTTCTTCCTATGACACAGATTTTCAATTCTTCGCTCGCTACTGCTTTCAATTTGTTTAACGCTGGGTATAATCCTCGCTATTTTAATTGGAAAACCAAGCTTGATGTTATCAACGGCGCGTTTACTACCACTCTTAAGTCTTGGGTTTCTCCGGTTACTGAATCTTTGCTTTCTGGTTGGGCTCGCTTTGGTGCTTCTACTCCCGATTCAACGACTAAGGTTGCTTTGAATTATAAGTTCTTCAAGGTTAGTCCCTCTGTTCTTGACCCTATTTTCGGTGTTAATGCTGATTCTACTTGGGACACTGACCAACTTTTGGTAAACTCTTATATTGGTTGCTATGTTGCCCGTAATTTGTCTCGTGACGGTGTACCTTACTAAACTTTGTTTTAATTATGATTGGAAAATTTAATAAATTGAATAGTTTGGAACAAGGTTCCGGACTTATTCCCAATGTTGGGCCGGATGCTTTTGCAGTTGCTTCTAAATTTGATTCTACCGAGGAGCTTCGTGTGGAAATTGATGAAACGGATGAGACTTGTCCTGTTCGTTATACTTCTGATGTACGTTTGATTCTTCATACCAAGGATTTGGCTTCCCGTGCTGGTCTTGCTATTGCTTCTAAATTTGGTCAAAGTAAACAGGTCGTTTCTCAGATTCAACAGCTTATGGACTTAATGTCTGATAATGATCTTTTGTCAACGGTTCGTTCTCGATATGTTCAGTCTCCCTCTGAGATTATTTCTTGGTCAAAAGAGCTTATTGCTCGCGCTGAAGCTCTTAATCATGAAGCTCAATTTTTGGTTGATGCTGAAACTGCTAAACAAGAAGCAGAAAAAGCGGATGCTGCTTCCGCTGGTGCTGCTTCCTCTGAATAATGGGTCTTCTTGGTTCAATTGCTGGTGGTCTCCTTGGTGTTGGTTCTTCTGCGATTCAAAATTCGCAGAATAGACAAAATGTCCGGGAGACCAATCAGATGAACTATAAGATAAATCAGATGAATAACCAGTTTAACGAGCGTATGGCAATGCAGCAGCGCGATTTCCAGGAAAATATGTGGAATAAGGAGAATGAGTATAATACCGCCTCCGCGCAACGCCAACGCCTCGAAGAAGCTGGCTTAAATCCTTATCTGATGATGAACGGTGGTTCTGCTGGTACTGCTCAATCTGTTGGTTCTGGTGCTTCTGCTCAATCTGCAGGTTCTGCTGTTATGCAACCTTTTCAGGCTGATTATTCAGGCATTGGTTCTTCTATTGGTAATATTTTTCAATATGAGCTTATGCAATCTGAAAAGTCTCAATTGCAAGGTGCTAGGCAGCTTGCCGATGCCAAGGCTATGGAAGTCCTTTCTAATATTGATTGGGGTAAACTTACTGACGAAACTCGTAATTTTTTGAAATCTACCGGCTTGGCACGTGCCCAGCTTGGTTATGCCAAGGAGCAACAGGAAGTTGACAATATGGCAATGACTGGTCTTGTTATGCGTGCTCAGCGTTCTGGTATGCTTCTTGATAATGAGGCTAAAGGCATTATGAACAAGTATCTTGACCAACAACAGCAATTAGATTTAAATGTTAAGGCTGCGGACTACTATCAGCGTATGTCAGCTGGTTATCTATCTTATGCTGAAGCTAAAAAAGCTTTAGCTGAGGAAGCTTTGGCTGCTGCTCGTACTCGTGGTCAGAATATTTCTAATAAGGTTGCGGATCGTATTGCTGAATCTCAAATTGCTGCTAATATTGCAGCTAACGAGTCTGCTGCTGCTTATCATAACGAAGAGCTTCGTTTGAATCTTCCCCAAGATAATGCTCGCAGTAAGAATATTGAAGATTGGTATCGCGCTAGGAATAAGAAGAAAAGGTATCAGTATTTTGATGCTGATAAATGGATTGATTATGGAACTAGTATTGGTAATACTATAGGTAATTTCTTACCTCGTTGAGTCTTTTCCAAATCTCTCTCTCTAATTATAATTATAATCATTAGTATTCTTTGTTTACATTTACCCGGCCGTAGTGATACGTGTCGGGTTTTTGTGTTTGGAGTAATTTCCGGCAACCGCGCGTAGCGTGGTTATACACCTACTGAATTTCGGGAGACTCTGTCGACTGAAATCAGAGCCGAAGGCTATAGTACTGCCTTCCTTAAAGCTTGGCGCTTGCAACGCGTAATCTATCTTCCGTGGATCCCTCTTTACCGTCGCTGCTATACCCTTAAAATATTATTTTGACGAAGTCTACATGAGTTTGCCCGAAGGGAAAGCGATTTACCTCATCGCTTTCAGTACCTTCTTGTCTTATATACGCAAACTCACAGACTAACCTACAACCCCTTCAGCCTTCATTTTTTGTGTTAAAATGTGTTTATATATTTGTTCTTTTCAAATTCTTATTTATACTTTTGCCATGTTTTTAAAAAATCACTGTCTAATTAAAATTTTAAATGTTATGGAAAAGTTTTATTTGTGTTCTATTCAATCTAAAAAAAATCCCGGTCAGAACGAAACTGTTCTTGTTCCGATTAACGATGTCCCCCTTTTTATTTTTTCGACTCTTAATTCGGATTGCTTACTTATTTTTTCTGATTGTTCAACCTTTAATTCAGAATCTAACAATGAAGAGTGAAATTAAATCTAAAATTTGGTCTGCAATTATTGCAGCTGCGGTTAGTCTTCTTACGTCTATTTCGCAAATATTTTCGTAAGTCATGAATCCAGAATTAATGAAATTCGTTGAATGGCTTCTCCGTCAGAATGTTCATTTTACCGTTACTTCCGCTTTCCGTACTGAATCCGAGAATGATGCGTGTAACGGTTCTAAAAACTCCCAACATCTGGCCGGAGATGCTATTGACCTAAAGCCTGTCGATTTTTCCGTTGATGGCTTCATCTTGAAAATTAAAGGTTCTTCCTTTAAATTCGATCAACTTATAAAATATCGAACTTTTGTTCATATTTCTTTTGCTCGCGGTCGCAAGCCTCGTCAAATGGAATTGGATTTTACTAATAGAAAATGATTACCAAGGAATTACAGAATAAGTTAGTAACTCGTTGTCAGAATCCTCGTACGGTTGTCAACAAATATACGCATGAGCCTGTTGTCGTTTCCTGTGGCTCTTGCCCTTCTTGTATTCTTCGTCGTTCCGGTATTCAGACTAACCTGCTTACTTCTTATTCTTCTCAGTTTCGTTATGTATACTTTGTTACTCTTACTTATGCTCCTTGCTTTCTTCCTACTTTGGAAGTTTCGGTTGTTGAAGCTTGTACGGATGATATTGCGGATGTTTCCGTTGTTCCCGATATCAATGACTTGGATGTTAGTGACCCTAATACTTATTTGTTTGGTTTTCGCAGCGTTCCTCGTTCCGTTTCTGTTAAGATAAAGAATTCTAATGTCGAGCGTACATTTAAAGACCCTGATGTAGCGTTTTCCTATCCTATGACCTCAAGGATTTACTTTCTATTCTTAACAAAGTTAGGCATAATGTTCCGTATAGAATTCCTTATGTTTGTAATCGTGACCTTGATTTATTTTTAAAACGTTTAAGAAGTTACTACCCTGATGAAAAATTACGTTACTACGCTGTATCAGAATATGGACCCACGAGTTTCCGCCCGCATTGGCATTTGTTATTGTTTTCCAATTCTGAGCGATTCTCGCAAACTGTTCTTGAAAATGTATCTAAAGCTTGGTCTTACGGACGTTGTGATGCGTCACTGTCGAGAGGATTCGCAGCACCGTATGTTGCGTCGTATGTTAACAGTTTTGTCGCTTTACCCGACTTTTATGTTCAAATGCCAAAAGTGGTGCGACCTAAATCCTTCCATTCCATTGGATTTACAGAATCAAATCTCTTTCCTCGAAAGGTACGAATTGCCGAAATTGATGAAGTTGCCGATAAGTGCCTTAATGGAGTCCGCGTTGAGCGCGATGGCTATTTTCGAACAGTTAAGCCTTCATGGGCGTATCTCCTTCGATTATTCCCCAGATTTTCGAATGCTATTCTTCAATCTCCATCGAACGTTTACCAGCTACTTTCTGCTGCGTTCACAGCGCCCGAACGAGTCATTCGTAGCGGATGCACTGATTTGAGTTGTGACCCTTTTAATGATTCTTCCAGGCAAAGCATATTATCTTTTTGTAAACATTATTTAAGTTATGTAGACAATTATGGAAAAAGAAATGATAAACGAAATGTTTTCTCGCCTAAAGGGAATTTACCGCATAGTGATATTCTCATTTTGTCTGAATGTCGTTTGTATGATGGTATTGATTTGGAACCTGTTCATCGCACAGCCCGATTATACCGTTTTTTTCTCGGAATTGCGAAATTTATACGAACATATTCATCAAACGGAGAGTTCTTTTGGTCCGGTAGCTCCTTTTCAGGATATGCCGGCAGCCGAGAGAGAGCCTTACGAGTTCTCTCGGAAAAGATAATCGGTTTCTGGCGTCGTTACGATTATAATCGTCTTGTTGATTTTTATCAGACTTTGGAAGATTCTAATGATAAGGATTTGCTTGACTTTGAGCTTCGTAACTATTCTTTTCGATACGATAAGTCTGTCCTTGATAATGAAGTACCTTATAAATCTCTCCCTCTTGTTCGTCGTTTGGCTGCTGCGTCATTGATGAAATGTCGAGATAAGGTTAAACACAAGAGGGTTAACGATTCATTTGGTATTTTTTCTTATCAGGATTGATTATGTTTCATTTTTAAATTTTTTTTTATGGCTTCTTACACTGGAATGTCCAATCTCCAGAACCGTCCTCACCGTTCTGGATTTGATATTGGACGTAAAAATGCGTTTACCGCGAAAGTTGGTGAGCTTCTTCCCGTCTATTGGGATATTTCTATACCTGGAGATAAGTATAAATTCAACGTTGAGTATTTTACTCGTACTCAGCCCGTTGAAACTTCTGCTTATACTCGCTTGCGAGAGTATTTTGATTTCTATGCTGTTCCGTTGCGTCTTCTTTGGAAGTCTGCTCCTTCTGTGTTGACACAAATGCAGGACATCAATCAGATTCAAGCTTTGTCTCTTACACAAAATTTGTCTTTGGGTACTTATCTCCCCTCTTTGGCTCTTAATGTTTTAGGCTCTGCTTCTGTTCGTCTGAATGGTGATTCTACATCCCCTGGCTCTAAGTCTGCTTTTCTTAACTCGTTTGGTTTTAATCGTGCAGATTTGTCATTTAAGCTTCTTAGTTATCTTGGTTACGGTAATATAATGAAGAATGTTCCTTCTTCTGGTAATCGTTGGTGGTCTACTTCTTTGAAAAATAGTGATGATGCTGCTTCCTTTACTCAGCAATATATTCAGAATAATTATGTGAATATTTTCCCTCTTTTGGCTTATCAGAAGATTTATCAGGATTTTTTCCGTTGGTCTCAATGGGAAAATGCAAATCCTTCTTCTTATAATGTAGATTATTTTTCTGGTGTTGAACCTTCATTGGCTTCTATTTTGCCCGTTGTTTCTTCTGATTATTGGAAATCTGATACAATGTTTGATCTTAAATATTGCAATTGGAACAAGGATATGTTAATGGGCGTCCTTCCGAATTCTCAGTTTGGCGATGTTGCCGTTTTGGATTTGGGTGTTTCTGGAGATAATTTGGTATCTC